TCCTTAATAGTATAGTTTAAAGTGCGGCACACTTTTTACCGGTGTGCCAGCGGCTTTTATTTTACTCACCAGTGGTGGTAGTTTCTGTATTGGATGCATCTTCAGTAGTAACTGGAGTTACCTCTGATACGGGCACCGTAGGTGTCGCCGTGGTCACTTCGACCGCAGGCTCCACTGATACCTCAGATACAGTCTGTGGGTCGAAAGAACAAGTTCCATAAGCGGTTGCGACGACTAAGACGCCTCCGACTACTGTTACTTGGACTTTCCAGCGCGCCCACAGCGATTTCAATGATTCTAACATATCTTTTCTCCTTGATGTTAAAAAAAATGGCAGAGTATTTTCAACCCCGCTCTGCCATCGGTTTCACTAGAGCCTATTTACATTAGCCACTCATTAGTTCATCGAATGCTTGGTCAACACTGCTCTTACCGTTGGCAGGACCATATTTGGCTGTTGTAGACGATCGTCCTTCCGCGGAGGAATCCCCGGAAAGTTGTTCGTCCAAGATAGCACCGACTTGTTGGGGACTAAGACGTTCAAAAAGTCCGTCAAAGTCTGGCATGCGATCAAGGAGGGCGGGGATCGCTTCTGCGTCTTCCAACAATGTGGATGTGTTGCGGCGCATCTTGAGGCTCGTCTGTGGATATGCACCAGGCTTATTAGGCTTGGTGTAAGTGAGAGTGATATCGGTTCCCTCCTTGGAATCTGTGATATCACCGTATTCTGGATCGAGAATATATCCAAGAAGAAGTTCATAGGCCTGCTTACCGTAGCCGTACACCTTAATTCCTTCTTCTTCTCGACCTCGCACAACGACTGGCGAGAAGTAGCGGGTTCGCACAAAGAGGCTCTTTGCAAGCTTCTTGCTCTCATCGTCGTTGTTGTCAACTCCTTCACGCCATAGTGAAGAAGCGAATTCGCAAATTGGGCATTCGTCACCGAAGTTTCGCTTCGGACACAAGACACCGCCCTTATGCTCGCCCACGTTATAGTGGAAGAACATTTCCTTCAAAGGATCGCCATCGTTAGAAGGTACGATACGGATATCGGTGTCACCCTCGTCTGGCTTGAACCAAACTGAGTTGGTATCCTTGGTTCCCTCGCCACGTAGAGTGGCAAGCTTTTTTCTCATTAGTTCCATATTGATTGACATTAGTATTTTCTCCTATTTGTTTGTAAAGTATACTGTGCGTTCCACAGCATCTAATGTATCACTCTTGCTCAAGCTTGTCAAGAGTTTTTTTGGTTTGTACTACGTTAGTATGGGCAACGCAGAACCCAAAGTCGTTGTAGGGTGTTTCATAGATTGCATATGAAATTTTACGAAATGCATTCTTAGGCTTTTGCTTAAGCATATCGACAATCTTCTTGTGCAATCCTCCCTCTGTTTCTAATCTTTCTGTATTGATAGCTAAATAATAACATAATTCCCGCGGGCTGTCAAGGTTAAAAAACCATTTTTCTTCAATATTCTTCATGTTGAGTCCTGCGACGGCTCGGATCCGATTTATCTCTGCTGGGCGTGATACCTGGCCAATCTCTGGCTCTGAATGTGTGAAATAATTCAAATGATGTACTGTAGAGAAAATGAAATTATTCAAGGACTCATAATAGTTTTTGATGTTGATATCTCCTAACGATTCCTCAATAGACAAGTTGGAAATCAGAGTGATCGAGTTTACAAGGCCTGATCGGGCGTATTCTTGCAAAACACCAAATGTCGTATTTTCTACAAGAACAGGGATCCCTGTCAGCAACTCGGTGTCAGGCTGTATATAAATTAAGTCGACCTTTTTGCCTCTCAGTTGTTCGAGGACCCCTAGTGCATAGTTAGAACTCAGCGAGCCTCCCATTATAAGGAATTGTATATTATCGTTAATGCTTTTAAAGAACGTTTTAAGGTTAGGTATATTATACTCGTATTCTTCAGGGTTGTCAAATGATTTTAGCTTAAAATTGTATTTTGTATTCTTCTCAACTTTTGAATTGAGCTTGTACACTTTATATTGCTTAATCTCCGAGAAAAGTTCTGCAACCGATGAGGCTGCATTTCCTAGGCCAATAATTGAAATCATATGTTCAACTCTTTAAGATTGTACCCATCCTTCCCGCCACTTGCGCTGGCCATATAACCGTCTTCAAAAATTTCTTTAATCAGCGGAATCAGATCCCGGTCACAATCACTATAATCTAAAACAATTTCGTCGTGTATGATATGTGATACATAGCTTTCATGGCCATCGAGCACATCATCAATTTTAACTGCCTTTTCAAGCACACGATCCGCTGTTGTGCTTTGGATCAGATAGTTGAATGCCTTTCTCTTCTCAACTTCAATTCGGCGACCATATGGTGTTGTGATATAAGTTCCATCATACCATTTATCTAACAAACTCTCACGATCATAATAGTCTGTCCTTATCTCAGTTGAATCCGGGTCATACAGCCACGCAAAAAAGCGCACCTTACACTCTTCCCGACTTACCTCTTGTTCAAAAAGGTGTTTGCTGTTCCAATTGTGGATATCTTCCATAGGTTGCTCTGCGCCTTGTAGGTCCAGGAGGGTCCGGACTTCAGCACCATTATAATCAAGAGCTATGAATAGATCATTGTTTGGTTTTACAATTTGTCTAATTTCTTTTTTGAGGGTCAGCATAGGAAAGGAGTTTTGCTTTGTAGTCAGGCGCCCAGTGACAGTGCCGAAAAGATCATAATCTATAAAATTATACTTTTTCATTTGCTGGATTTTATTCCGGTGAATGGTCGAGACCATCAAGTGCTTACAGTCAGACGCGTCTATATTGAGGCCTTGGTAACGTATTTTGTGCAGTAGCTTTTGGACTGAATCTAAATGTCCGTAGTTTGAGGGCTTATCGTATGAATCAAATACGTGTTGAGTAATCTTGTTTTTAATCTCACAAAATTCTACTAAAAAATCATGAGGCACAAGTTCAAAAACACAATGATCGCGAAGATTAACTCTCGCTATCTCGAAGGATTTCACATATGCACGCATCTTTTTTTGTGCACTCGTCAATTCTTCAATATACTCATTTGGGCAACACTCTTGCAAATTTTTGCCACCCGAATACAACCACGCATATTCAACTTTATCATTCCGCACTGAGCCACTGTACTTCCAAGTCTTGGTCAGATTTTCCGGGATGTTTTTAAAGTCAAGTTTTCCGTTGGCATATATGCCGATGCATTCATTCTTATCATCAATAGCTTGAAATAGCACTTGTTTCCCCGCTTTCAAAATCAGATTTTTCAACAGCTTTCTTGCTTTTACTAATATAACTAAAAGAGCCGACTTTGTCAAACTCTTTATTGATTAAAATTTCAAAATTTTCTATAATACCCGCGACGTCTAGCTTTGAGTACCCCAAGATCTCGCCAATTAGCCTATTGCGAGCAGCCTCACTGACATTTGGTATTTCTTCATATATTCTAAGTGTGGCATACAATTTTAAAAAATAATCAGTACCATATTCTTCTAATAGACCAAGAGCAGTATAGTTGCGAGGTTCACTATATACGGTTTTTGTGCTCCCATCTTCACAAGTATAGTATTTCTGTATTTTTTTGGTCTTTACTGAATTGTAGAGACCTAACAGGTCACTGACAAAATTTATGAAATGAGAACTGTGGGCTGTGTTGTAATAGTCATTTAACATAGATGTCACATTGGTGGCGCCAAACTGTGCGGATCTGCTTTTCATAATTTTCGAATCCAAATCGGCAACTATTCTCCAAGGAATATTAAGATCTATCATAAATCCATATGAATCGCAAGTTTGCACAAAAAACTCCCAGTTGGGATCCATTATAAATTTACTGATTTTATCGTCGTCGTTGCTGTATTTTACTTTGTTTGCAACCTCTATGGCAATCGCAGATGTTAGGATACTATTATTTCTTGATTTAACAAAACCTGGTAATGTAAACCTTACCTCACGAGAAACGAACTTTAAAATGTTATCTATACTTTCGGCGAATTCGGAAAAGTTCTCAGGTGTGTAGTTATTCTTTTTGAACAGGCCGGCCAAACGATTATCATAATATTGGCGATATGAATTGTATGCCTCAATGGGGTTTGCATATGCTTTATAAGCTTTAAGGTTTGATAAAAATTCAGAATCCGCTCTTATTTGTCCTGATTGTACACACTTTTCATATTGTAGGCACATCTCATCGAAAACATCTACCACAAAGTGCATTGCGAACAGTGGGTTTTTGGTAGGATCAGCGGAATTTTTTATCGGTCTCAAGTTTTGTCTCTCAATCATACAAATGGGGGTTCCGTTTCTTTTTATACGACCATACAATACCTTTTCACCAAAATTAAAATTAACAACATTATTGTGATTGCGACCATTAGCGTTATTTACAGCATCCTTGTAAATGATCTTTTTATTGAATGCATTTTTAGTTGATTCGCGATTATCTTGTATATAAAATTCTGACATTTATTAACTTATCAGGTCTTTGCCTGTGACTCCCTATCTGTGTAATATTTACAGCGCGTGTTAAACTCGACACCGTTCCCGCTTTCTTTGTCCTTTTTAATTCTGCACTCTTCCATTTCTAGGGCCTTTTCTATTGAATGTACCCATTTGGCAACCAATCTAGTGTTAGCGTAGCCAGAACCAAATTCGTGCTCTGAGCGGATTATCATATAATAACCTCCTACACCCAAATCTGTCAAGCTAAATTTTCCAGGGTAGTCGTCCGGAGCAAAACCGTTCGGATCAATGTAGATATAAGTGCCCGGGAAGGTATTAACGTTTGAGTAGCAGTCAATTTCTACATCGTACACAACTCTCAGTTGTTCTAGGCCGTCATAACCATTAGTCTCATATCTCACTTCTGCTAAACCTTTTGTTTCTGTTTTTGAAAGTTTAATATTTTTTATGAGACCCCTATTTCTTCCTAATAAGTAATGAAATATTCCTCGCTCATGATCGCCGGGGTATGTTACCCTGTCTTCTGTCCATTGGTATTTTTTTCCTCTCATTAACTCAGTAGGTTGTGTCCTGGCAGCAAAGTACACAAAGCAGTTGAATTCATTCTGGATGCCTATTTTTGTTACTGCGCTCCCAGGGGGCCCCGATACATCTAAGATTGCTTGCGATAAATCGTTTCGATGAATTCTTCTTTCAGCGAATGCATAATCTAGATTATCTGGATATTTTAATATATTTTTATCAATAATCCTATTCGTAATAGGATCTAATGCAACCTGATCGGTGACTTTTGTAGCGGAACCATACGCCGTTACTGCAGTTTGGTTAATTCTTGTTTTTTGTTTGATAGTAAACTTGAAGCAATCATCATTATTTAGAAAGTCTCTTGTTAGATTGTTTAACAAATCATTTAAGAACAATGTTAATGAATATGAAGATTTTGATGAAGCTAACATCTTATCTGTCAAGAATTCTACAAAGTATTTGACAGATATCGGAACATCTCCTAAATTAACAAATACGCTTAGCCTTTTCTGCAAATCCTGTTTTGACCTTTTGGTAAAAAATTCAGCCGGCCCTAATATAATTCGCAGACTCTCAAAATTCTTTTTTGTTCTTCTAAATAAGTGTTGTTTTTCGTATATTTGCTCATCTGTGACAAAATAATCTTCTTTATCTAAGCTTGGGTTATCACCTACAAATCTTTCATTTAATTCTTTTGGTAATTTGCCTAATTCTTCATCAATATTCATTAGCACTATATCAACAAGATCGCTGAGATAGAAGAAGCCCAGTGAGTTCAGGTTTGGATTTGCCCCAATCATGGAGGCCGATATGTTTTTTGTGAATTCGGCTCGTTTATCCCCATCAGTTTCGCCATATGCACTTTCAAAGGATCTCATAGCATCTGCTATTCCTGAGTAAATCTGAGCATCACTATCTTCACTGTTCATTATAATACTATTAGTGGCATCATCCGGGTTAAATATGTTTGCTGCTACCTTTTCGTAGTCCCTATAGGGGCCAAACATATTAAAGGTGCGCACTTTTTCGAACGGCAGATTAACATAATAGATCTTGTCTCGATCTATCAGTGACGTAATCAAATAAGATAAACTATTTGTGGTTTCTTTTTTAACCAAGTCCATATCTTCTTCAAGTCTTGTTTCTCTCTTATCTTGACCGCAGGTTTTTGAAATTGTCTCAACACGCATATCTCTGATGTGTCGTGAAGTTGAAACCAATAGCGGACCACCAAACCCAGCATTAAAATCAGCATTGGCAAATATATTAAACATACTTTGATCAAAAAACTCGTCAATGTAAGCCAGGTAATTAATGTTGAATACCACTCTTCCCTGTTCGTCGATTTCAAAGTTATGAACTGTTGGGGTCAAGTTAAGAGTGACATATGAATCGTCTAATGCGCTATACACATTGCTTGAAAGGGCTCCTTGGGTTTGTGGTTTGGCCCAGCCTATGTTTGCTTTTAATCTGAAATTTAGGGGTGCTCGGACAGTATTTTCTTTATCTAAATCAAGACATATGTCCGCGCGGTCGGCTCCTATTGATTTTCCAGTCTTCATAGCCAGATCGGTATATCTAAATGTTTCATATGAGTTACGGCCCGATATGGTCCCCCTCTCTTGTAACAATTCATTCATATTGTTGGCAAATATTTTTAAATTTGCTGAGATGCTTTTTTTGACTGCGAACGGGTTGGTACCGTCATATACAAAGTTAAAACTTTTAATACCGACGCCAGTACCGCGGGCGCCTCTTTTTAGAAACGGCTTTACACCAAGAGTGGTTGATTCTAAACCGGTAAAGTGAGAATCAAATGGTATTTCATACTCATAAAGATCGTCCCCGTTCATATCATACTCAATCTTAAAAAGCCTTATCCTGGGCTGTAACCCTGAAATCTCATGGGGTTTCATATCCATCAAACTGCCTATTGTTTCGGGAACTACCAGGTGGTTGAGAAACCCATACGGGTCTCCGTCTATTAAAAGCGAAGCATTGTGGCTGTTGTTATCACCAGTGCTTTTAGATGTTGCTGCTGTAAGTTTATCTGTTGTTGGGATATATGGCAAACGCTTGTGCGCAGTACCCTCTTGAAAGGTTGTGTCGGTGACTTTTATTGGATTATCTAAAACATATTTTTTATATTCTGCAATAGAATCAACATACGCAAGAAGCCAACATTGTTCTTTAAAAATGGTTTTTGAGCGATTAAAATAATCAGAAGTTAAGCCTTCGGCTGCAATGGCAGCGATAGCATCTTGCACAGCCGGATTATCCTCATCAAGGCCGAGGTCATCGGCAATATCTTTAATGTCTTCATCTATTTTATTTTCTTCATCTAAGAGATCCTGGTAGTTCTCTACTATACATTCGGTATCTTTAGTGATTTGATCAATTAATTCA